TCTTATAGCCGCTCCGGAAAATAATTTACTGAGACGTGAATTACTCATTAAAGGGTATGGAGATTATGATATGGTAACTCTTGATAAGATACTTGATACATTGATGGAAATGAGTTGGATTAAACGTGAAAGAGTTGGAATTGGAAAGAATAGCGATTATCTCTATCATCTTTCTGGTGAGCCACTTGAATCTCTCATGAAATTTAGAATGTCAAGAAGTGGAGGAAAAGAATGAGTGGAGTCTTAAACAAAAAATCTTGGCCGGACGATTCTATGAGTGATTATTATGTTGTAGATGTCGTAGGTAATACATTAATTAATAAAGCTACAGGTGGAGTTTTAAGTAATCAACCTGGAGATAATCATTGGGAAGAGAGACCAGCAGGTTCAGCAGGTAATTATGAAGTATTTAAACAGAGTGGAAATTTAGCAGTTTATTGCCCTCAAGACGGCTTTGGCAAAGCCTTTCTACAATTCTATTTCTATCTTCCTGATGTTCCGAATTTATGAATAAGTTAATTTTATTAAATCAATCATCACCAAAACCTAAAATTAAAACGAGAGCTGATATAATAAATGTTCAGTCTAATTTTTGTAACCTTAGAGACGCTGATGACATTCCAATATTCACAATCTATTTAACAAGTTTATACGCTAATAAACAATATGACAAGTTTGATGATTGGTTAAATCGTTTAAGAGCCGCAGGCTCAACACATATTGATATAGGTTTAACAGCTAAGTACGATGAGAATTTAGGATGGGTCAAACAATACCCAATTCCTGATATAGACTTAACTAACGGCCTCTTTTTGTTGAAACAGATAATTCATACTATCATAAGCGAAAATTTCATTCCACACATTCATCTATCGATGGATGATAATGGCCTAAATTGGGCATTTGCTAATCTACCAAGTATTATAAATCAATTAATAGACTATGCTCCATACTGTTTATGGAATACTGGATGGGATGGATGTTTTCCTTCTTGGAATAGGAATCAAACTACTGCTGCTATATATCTCCTACGTAAAATTCTCGGTCAGAATGCTCAGATAGCTACAGAGTTTGGTGGACCTGGAGGATTTTTTCCGTATATTGATATGGGATTCGGAGAAGGTGATTATATCGGTCCACTACAAGAGTTAGATTGTTTATGTTTGGAGTACGGTAATGGCGGCTCTATACCATTACCAGATTGCGGGATGCAACAGCAGGGGACGAGATTACTAGGAAGTGCTTATAAACCTCTACTAATTCCAGGATGTGATGAACATTCTAATATATACTATTTATCTTCACCAAGAAGGAGAGGACCGATGAATATTTGTATCTATGAATGGGTTTGGGGTGGAGCGTACAATCAAATTAGAAAGTTAAATAATCCAAATGATGCAAAGACTATAGCTCAAGGATTTCAGAAATATGGTTATACGTCATTCGGAAATGGACAACCATGAACTACAATACAGAGAAATTGAAAAGAGAAGTCTACTGTCCAGTCTGCAAAGTTTATCAAATAAGCGATCAGCCTAATCCAGTTTGTGATAAATGTGGTCGGACTTTATTGACGACCGTTCGCAGCTTATTGAAAGGAGAGATTATCACAAAATGAGTACGAAAACATCAGATATAAAAACATTCAGCGAGTTTGTCGCAGGAGTCAAAGATTTATTAGAACATAGTGCTACTGAAAAAGGATACAACAATACTGGAGTAGATGGCATGAATGAAATGTATCAATTTGTACAGAATTTATCTCATAATGACAATCATGCTATTGGGGAGATACTTTATAAGTGTGTGAGGTTTACTAATAAAAATGATAAGAAAGATTTAGTTAAAATAGCAGCTTGGGCGTATTTGATCTGGAAGTTTGGGATATGATTCCAAATGATTTGATTGAGGGGAGGACTATGATTAGATATATGATTAGTGCATTAGAATCCAATAGAAGCCTAACGGAATGGGAGAGCGAATTCATCCAGTCAGTTAGTAGTCAATTTGATGAAAAAGAAAACTTGTTAAATAGACAGTGCGAGAGACCAGAGCAGATATATGATAAATATAATTAAGCTTCTCATATTTAATATCAAGACTAGATGGGTAGAATTAATTGACAAAAAGGTTCTGATCGGTGATAAATTAATTTATGAATTATCAAAACTCACCTATAAATCTGCAAAGGATTTTTAAGATAGATCAATGAACTCTAATGAAGCCTCATCTTACTAAAACGAAGCTTTCTTTGTTCTGGATAAGTCTGTTCCATTCCAGCTAAAGATCCTAATCCTAGTGCGGTATCAAGTCCGACGTTCTCAGAAAAGTCTGGCTGCGAATTTGCTAAATCATATAAGTCTTGAACAAAAATTGGAGTAAAAGACTTCACGATTTGTCTATCTATTGATGTCTTACTTCCATACTGATCCTTATAACTGCCAAAACTAAGAGTCTCTGCTCTCTTAGCCGTTAGGATGGAATGAACTAATGAAGCCGCTGGAGACTCCTTATTCTTCAAATACTGTCCAATAACATCCAACCGCGATGTTGGAATATTACTATCTTTCTTCCCAGCCAGGAACCGAGCGGCTCCTACAACTAGTTGTTGAAACGAAGCCCATGGGTCTATTACATGAGTTCCAAATCGAGATTTCATAAAATCTGATGATAGAATATTAGTGCTAATCTTAGCTCCAGCGATAGCACCTAGTGCATTGATCGTTGTTCCTAAAGCCGCAACGCCTAGAAGACTCTTTAATCCTTCTAGTCTCATCCCCTTAGGAAGATTGGTGTATAATTTTGGATCAAACATCTGAAAACGAGACGCCATCATTCTAGGAGACCACAATAACACATTTAGCTCATTAGTCATCCTATTTAATCTTCCTAAGTCACCTCTTCCAGTAACAGTATTAATATATTTAGCTATATCTTTAGCTTCTTTAGACGCAACTATAGTTGCTTTGTCACCTACTCCAACCGTAGTAAACATTTCATTTCCTAAACTCTCAGCTTGCTTAAACATGCTTTTAGCTGTGTCGAATCTAGCTTTATTAAGAAATCCAGTATAGGCTCTTTGTGAAGCGCCTACAGCTTCTTTTACGATTGGAATTTCACCAGCATAGCTATTAAGGAACTCTTCTTCAGAATTCATTATAGAGCCAGGTTTAGATAAGAATAATCCAGCTTCTCTTGATGGAATATAAAGGGGATCTTCTTGAATTGCTTGCATGGAGGCATTATAGAATTCTTTATTACCAAAAAACTTAAACATATCTCTAAAAGCTGGATAGAACTCTTTTCTGGCTAGCAATCCAACTCCATGTCGAAGTGGAGCGGCTAGGCTAAGAGCGTTTTCCATAGATTTCATTGTATTAGCTAACTTAGCAATTTTTATTCCAATAACTCCAACTCCACCATGAAGTTCTATGATTTTGCTAGCAAATCCATTGCCAAACACGTCATCTAAAATATTTAGTTCATTTCTCTGCGGAATTCCCTCGCCATTAAGGATCTTATACAATGCAGTATAACCTCTAGCTTTCTCTCCAGGCGTAATATTAGCTTTTTTAACTGCTGTAAATAGACTATCAGTATCTTGTTGATTTAATCCTAATGCTTCTCCTGGTTGAACTTTTTCATATTCTCCTCGTAACTTACTAAGACTTTTAGCAGCTCCAATAGCTCCTTCCTCCTTAACACTTTCAAATGCTGCGAATCTTTTCGCTCTTTCAGCAGCGTTAATAGCCTGTTGTTTAACATTTAATTCCTTTGCATTGCCAATAGCATTTATTAGCTTGGCAACAGCTCCTTCTTCAGTTTGTCTATCACCTGAAGAAATACCTTCCTTTCTCCCTCTTGGAGTTCTTGAGCCAATACCAGTTCCTGAGAGAAGGTCTTCCGTAGTAGCTCCACGCCCCCTAGACTCTTTATATGTTGATAATATCTTCTGAATTTCTGGATTGTAGATTCCGGTATTTGGGTCTGCAATTGATCTGAGAATCGTGTCTTGCGCTTCAACAGACCTCCTCGCACCGAATTTACCATAGATTTCTCCTAAACGAATTGTAAATCCCTCATCATGACCGGCTCGTCCAGGTTCAATATGAGCCATTTCATGGAGGATGGTGTGTAATATATTAGCAGAAGCCTCATCTGGGCTCATTTTACCAATAGATGCAAATGGATTAACTAAAATAGCTGATTTATTTTCTCCAGGATTTGGAATATGAATTCCATGAAATTTATCATCAAATATAAATCCAAATTTTTCTAACCTATCCTTCCAAACTTGAGTTCCGACGGATTTCATAGCTTCATCTAAGATTGAGCCTAAATTATTAGCCAAGGCTTGGAAAGTTAAATTATTTTTAATTGAATCCATCTCATTTCTAGTTAGCTGTCCTTTAGGATCATATAAAGATATCTTACGACCAAAAGTACTTGGAAATTCTCCCTTTCCGACTATCATCTCATCCATTCCACTATATAATCTTTTTAACTCATCAGCACGCTTTCCAATACTAGGCTTTACAATATTATCATCTATATACTGAGTAATTTGTTCTTCTGTAGAACCTCTTAATTCTTCTCTGTTAGCTGTAAATGGATAATCCGAGTGGCCTTCTGCTACTTTTGGTTTAATATCTATCGTTAATTCACTGGGAACATTAGGAATTTGACTATCGAGATATCTGGTTCTGGTGCCCTGATACATTCCATTGTTTAATAAATGTACATCAATTCGGCTCGAAAGTCTTCTTGTAGAACTTTCAGGCTCACTCATTTCAACATCAGCAGATGGATTACTTAATGTCGTAATAGATTTTCCAGTTTTTTTAGGCATATCTTCCAAATAATGTTGTAAGTCTTCTGGTTTAGTTTTAATATGAAGATCAGCTAATCTAATATTGCTTTCTACATTTGAGTGTTTTGATAAATTCTCGACAAAATCACTAGCTTGAAACATATTAGAATCTTTAGGAATTTTAACAGAAACTCTAGTTCCAGTTTGTGTTCCTTCAGGAGCGACTTTAGATTTTATATCAACTCCTTCAAGTAATTCATCAGGAGTTCCAGAAAATGAATGCTCCATTAATTTGCCAGTTTTAGGATCTAATGCAACTGATGTAACATCAGCTCTTTCTCCACCTAATAATGGTGCCGCTTTGGCTAATCCGAATCCACCAGATGCAGAAATGTCTTGTCTCTTACCACTAGCGCCTAAATTAGTAAATACACTCTCTAACTCATCTTTAGTTAATCCCCTACCATTATCATTTACGTGTATAGTATTATTATATCTGTCTAAAATAACGTCAATCTTACCTTCACTTCCCAGATGTCTAGTTGCATCAATAGAATTTTGTAGCAGTTCTTTTGTTGCTATTGGTGCTATATCTCCCTTATAAAGTGAAGTTCCAAGAACTTTTCCTAGAGATCTTATATCAGCCCCAATAACTAATTTTCCAGATTCAGTTCTAGCGGCTTGAGGCTCTTCTAGTGGAGTAGCATAATCTGGTGGTTTCCATTCCTTAGCTAAACCCTTAGTTACTTGTCTTTCTGCAAACTCAGTTTTTTTAGCCTTCTCAAATGGGTTAACGAAAGGCTTTTTAGCTTCTGGCTGCTTAATTTCTGAAGGAACCTCATCTCGAATATCAGTAATCTTTTCCGGAATTGTAGGTTGTTCACCTAAGAATCTACCAGATTCGTCATAAATCTTCTCAGTCTTAGGAGTAATTTTAGGAGTAGCTTCAGGAACTTTAAGATCCTCAGCTTTATAAGGAATTTCTCTACCTACCCGTTGTTTAATAGTTGGAGCTCTTTCAGAAACTGGAATTTTTTCTTTTCCTATTCCAGCAATGCCACCCGCAGCTTCTAATCCACCAGTTAGAAATCTTGAGTAATCTTTTTCTTTAAGTCCTCTGTATACATCTGAAAGTCCCTCAACTGTTACTGGAAGAGATAGTAATCTACGAGCGGCTACTGCACCTTGTTTTATAGCTGGAACTTCTTCACCAATTCCAGTAGCACTCAGTGCCAGATTTAGTGGAGACGTTAATCCAGATACGAACTGTCCAGCACCTTTGGCAGCTCCAGCAATAAAACCTCTTAATTTGGCTTCAGAGACACTTCTTTCAGTCGTAGGCTGATCGATAGCTTCACCTATTTTAGTAGCAACTTTAGTTGGAAGTTCAGTTATAGGTTCAGAAATAGCCTTCCAAGCCTTACTAAAAACACTTGGCTTTTCGTCTTTTTCTTTTATCAGTTTAGCGTAATCTGGTGGTTTCCATTCTTCTTCTTCTTGAGCAACAGGAGTAGCATAATCTGGAGGATTCCATTCTTCTTCATCAGACTGTTGCTGTCTGAAAGGAACTGGCATTATTCTCCCAAAATTTGAGAAAAAATTAAGGGAACAACAATCGTAGCATCGGATTTAATAACAAATCGAGGAGTTTTTTTATTAAGTTTATCCCATGTTATTTTTTCGTTAGGCTCAGCACCACTATATCCACCATATGAAACATCAGCATCAGTAACCTGAGCAAAATAAGCCCAATGTTTAACCTTATCTCCCAAATGACAATCTTGTCTAAGAAATGGAACCACACAAATAGAAAAATCACCAGCTATTCCGCCACCAATTTGGAAGAACCCCTTTGGAGCTTTTTCTCGAAGATACCAATCACCTAAGTAATTTAGAGCCTCATAATCATTCTTCATTATATTGGAATCAACTTCCATCTCTCTAACAAGTGCTGAGAATACCTGTCCTAATGTAGAATCTCCATTACCTGGAGTTACAACTGGAATTTTCATTTTCATAGCCGCTAAAAGCCAAGACTCTTCTGAATCTACTTGATAATATTGCTCAAACTTCCCATCGAGTAAAAGCTCTCCAAGAAACTCAAATGGGAATTTTCTTTCATCAGATATCTTCCACTTTTCGATAATTAGATCTTCTACCCTTTTCATAGTCTCGGTGGGGATAGCGGCTGTAGTAACTCTATTAAATTTCTTCTTGCCTATTTCTTCATCATCGTCTGGACTCAAATTTTTATAATTTGGAATCTGTAAATAATCTTGGTTTCCAACTAAATTAAATACATCTTCTTCTAGATTAGCTCCAGTACATGAAATTCCAGAAACATATCCTTTATAAATCATCTTGGCAAGAGATATTCCTAATCTAGCAGTGGATGCCGCTCCGGCTAGAGAAACAAACATTTTGCCACCAGTATCTAATAAATGTTTATATGCTAGTGTAGCATTTCTGAGTTGTATAGCGTTATATTGATGGTAATTTTTAGTGACGAATCTCGAAATCCCCCCTGAAAGCTTTACTCCAATAGGAGTTTTCATTTCTCTAGGAATCATTGTTGTTGATCTAAGGATTGTGTTGAAATATCATGATTCTGCATCCAATCGCCTAACTGACTAGCTTGGATATTATATTGCTTCCCATTTCTTCCAGTTACATTATATGTTCCATCTTCTTGCTTAGATGGAGCATTCCGCTGTTCGCCTCTAGTAGTCGTTGTAACTCTACGAGTCTGTTCAGGATTTATATCTGTTATAGATGTCGTTGGTTGTCCACGTTTTTTTATTATATCTTCATAATTCTTAATCTGAGCGTCATGCATTCTTTGATTCTCTTGGAATGTTCTATTCGCCTTATCCATTTCATCTTTATGCGTTGCATCTTTTCTAGCCATTTCTAATTTATGCCTTTCTTCTATGAGGGATTGGTATTCTTTTTGGTTTGCTAAATGCTCTTCAGTCGTTTTGGTTCTATCAGCCAGTGTTCGTTGAGCAAGTTCTATTTTACTATTAGATTCGTCGATTTTATGTTGCATATCAGCTTGTTTTTGGGCACTTATCTGGTCACTTTTCTGCTGATTTAATCTCTCTTGAGCAGATCTGACGTCAATAGCTTCCTGTCCAAGCCTTCCTTGCTGAGATAATCTTTGACTTTCGATATCAGTTTGCTGCTTAGCAGCTTGTTGCCTAACTCCTAATTCACCTCTTTCATATGCAGTCATTTCAGCATATGGATCATGTCCCATAACTGTTCCAGTAGATTTATCTTGCTGTTGTGATGCAGCATCTTGCATATCATATATACGTTGCATTCTATTTTGCCTTAAAGATAGATCAGACATAAATTGAGCTTTCTTCATGAAGTCTTGTAAATCTCTCTCTTTTACTTGATTAGATAAATTCAATACGTCAGAAAAACTAGTATCTTGTTGTGGATAAGGATTATAAATACCACCTGGATTATTGGCAAGGCTTTGCATGAAAGTTGGCATACATCACCTAGACGTGAACTACCGATCCTAAAACTCCAAGTCTCCGATTTCTAATATCTTGCTGATTTTGGCTCAATTGTCCAGCTTGGGCTACTTGATTTCCGAATGTTTGTGTTAATGCTGGAGTAGTTCCATATAATGACGCTCTACCACCAGCAGAAGCTAAAGCTGCTTGTGTGGCTGCATCTCTATTTCCAGTAGCTACAGCCATTTCAGCCGCTCTATTTCCTTCAGCGGCTTGCATAGCAGCGGCTCTATTTGCCTCAGCAGTTTGTAAATCGACTGCTCTATTTCCAGTAGCAATATTTAACTGATTAGCAACATTAGCTTGATTAATTTGATTAATAATATCTGCATTTCTTTGTGCTGCTGATGTGGACAATGCACTCTCAGCACCAGCAGCAGAAGCATATGGTGCAGCAGCAGATAATCTATTTTGTGCTCTATTTTGAGCGATAGTTGCCTCTACATTAGTGCTTTCATCAGCTATTTGTTGAGCTTCATCTCTAGCCATTTGAGCCTGAACAGCATTATAATTAGGACTATATCCACCAGCTAACGCTCTTTGTCTATCAACATTCTGTTGAGCATTTGCATAAATTGATCTAATAGGAGAAATACCCCTTGCTCTTATATTAGCAATATCAGCATCAGAATATCCACCTGTAGTCGCTAGATTCGATAAATTAGCTAATGAACCAGTAACATCAGCCGTTCTAGAATATGCACTCAAAGCCGGAGATATTGTTGGAGCCGTTATTTGTGGTAATGATGATGGTGGTATTTGTGGAGCCGTTATAGACTCTGGTGCTCGTATAGGTTGAGAAGCAATTCTAGCATAATCAGCCATTATTCTATCGTAATCACTACCTTGCGTAGCAGCGGCAGCAGCAAATGTGGATGGATCGCCAAACAAAAAGGAAGGTCTTGTTGGTGCTATACTGCCAAACGGTGGTGCGCTCAGTCCATTAGGCAACTCTAATCACCTCTAGAATACCTTAAAAACTCGCGTTGTCTTCTTTCTTTAAGTCCTTTGACCTCTATTAGTTGTCCATCTTTATGAACTTTATCCCATCTAGTAAACATATCTTCAGTTACAGATTGTTCATTATTTATAATTTTGTATAAAGTGGAACTAAGAAAAGCATAAAATCCAAGATTGTAACAGAAATCGACTAGAGCATCAATTTGACCGTCATTTAGACTTATTGACGTAGAATTAAATAGGTGCATTTTAATTTCATCACATTTTATATGTAAACAGAGTTCAGCTTCACTCTGAGTTATAGTCAATCCTAATTTAACCGGTTCTCCATTATAAATAGTCGTTCCATATCCAATAGTTAGAACTCCAGCAGGATCTGGATATGCTGACAACCTCAAACCTTCATTACTGGCAACAAATTTTTCTGAACTATTTTGAATCATTGTAAAATTTTACGCTCCCCAAACTACACAATCTGTAACGTCTGATACATCTAGTGCAACAGTAGACTTAAATTGATTATAAGTGTTTACATCAACTATTGTGCAAGTTTCAGCATTGTAGAGTTTGTGTTCACTAATCATTCCACCGCATACCTGAAATACTGTTCCATCTTCAGCCTGAACGTAATCTCCGATACTAATTGTCTTGCCTGTGCAATCCGTGATGCTTTTTGCCATTTTATAACCTCACTTAGAAATTCCGATTTCTCCTTCGCCTTCGATTGATAATGATGTAACGGCACTTGCACCACCGACTAAAAAATCAGCAACGTCTAATCTCATCAATCCATACCAATCAAACGCGCTATTAGCAGGTATAGAAAGTCCTTGTCCGATTACTTCAGTTCCGGCCGCATTTGCACCAGTTGCACCTAACCATAATGAAAAAGTGACTGCACTTACTGTTTTATTAACTATTCGTATATGCCTAATAATTACATATGTATTAGCATAGGCCGTTCCTATATTAACTCCACCAGTCGTAGTTGGTGGATTTAAGATATTCGTTGTGAGAGTGTTTGATAATGCAACTGGACCGAATCTAAATGATTGATTAGCAGCCATCTTTATTTCTCCATTTTACACGATTTCAAATACAAGTGACGTTTCAACATCTATTCCATTAACCGTATTATTCCAATTCGTCCCACCTACAACGTCCTGGAAGAAAGCAACATGACTAGAATCAGGAATGTCAATGAAGGACATGCCTAATTGGGCTGGACCTGGACGATTTGAAATACGTGCAAAATATGGAACACTTACAGTCGTGGTAAAGCCACCTGGAATTTTGCGAAGAAGTTCTGTATTGAGCACGCCACCTGCATTTGTATTATCCACACGAAGCAACCACATCAGAGAATTTCCACTGACTCGATAGCGGTCAGTAATCACATTGGCAGCAATTACCGTCCATGTCATTGTACCATTACCTGTGTAGTCGCTCGCATTGAATGGCGTAGTGATCCATACGCCCTGATCGTAACTGATTAACACCCAATTAGAACCGTCATATACAAACACGATATAGCCACTTGCATTGACTGGCATCGGTGCTGAAGTCACTTGATTAGCGAAACGATTTCCTGCACTTGAACTCGCCGACTGATGCGTGAAGGTAATAATTTGTGCTGCTGTAATATTCCGAATAATAAGAATCTGATTGAGCGACCCAGCAACGATGCCCGTCATTTGCGCACCAGATGCACCATTCCACTCGATAATTTCATCTACACCAGAAACAAATCCTGATGGGCTCCAGTTATTTATAGCTCCAGTAGATGTATCTCCGTTGAGTGACCGTAAATTTTGATATGAAGGATCCGCAGTTGAGCCTTGAGATTGTAGGAATTGCCCAAGTATTCCAGGTCCTACTGATCCAACCTGCTGTGAGCCAGTGCCTATTAGGACTCCATGAATAGCTGGACTTAATCCTTGCAACACGTTTGGACTTAAAAACCAAGGATCGCTAACATCGACAATATCATCAGGGCTGAGGATAAATGGGCTCGATATCCCGCGCGGACCAGGAATACCTGGAATACTAATTCCATCTTCTCCATCTATCCCATCTAATCCATATGGACCAATAGAACCAGAAGGACCGATAGGACCAATAGGACCAGAAAAGCCTGGAAGTCCATCATCACCATCTAAACCATCTAATCCATGAAATCCAGGCAAACCTTGTATTCCTTGTATTCCTTGTCCAGATGATGCTGTAACTTGTGAATTCGTAGAACTTAAAGCACTAATTAAATCATGAATTACCTGATATAGTGGATTATCTCTTTGTTGCAACCCCGTATTTAATAATAGAGTATATAATCTGGCTGGATTAATCATGTCACATTGGATAGGACTTTGCCACCGGTTTAATAAAAATTATGACTTTAGAAATTTGAAAAACTTCTCCAGAATTAGTAGTTGTAATTTGAAGTTTAGCTCTTTGCTGAGTAAAATTAGATAGCAGAGTTGGTTCGATTGATGTTAAATCATTCATCACTAATGGATTCAAAATATTAGATTGAAGCTTATCAAAACTATATAGAGTTAGTCTGAGATTTCCAGAACCTTTAACTCTCAACCTTATAAGACCATAATGATTTACTAACTCCTCACCAGTTAAGACCTTAGTCTTTGGCATTATGGCATAAATCCAAATTCAACTGTTGGGTCTTGAATCGCTATATCAGTTGTAGTCCCGTCTCTAGTGGATGAATAAATTGTATCGTTAGCTTTAAGTGGAGTTAAAATATAAACTCCTGAAGCATCAGCAAATGTAACTGTTAGAGAACCAGCAAGAACCTGGCCGGTAAATATCGCACTATTTGGTACTCCAGTAGCAGAAGGAGCGCTAAGAGAATTATCACCTTCAAGGTATAAATAAACAGTTGTACCAGTAGCTATATTACCGAATTGTGGAAAGAAAAATATAATTTGTACGTCACTTTGAAAGATAAAATCTTGAGCTAAAACTACATTGTCATGTACTTTATTAGATGAATCAGTATACTGTATGTGTGCAGCGACTACATGACTTAAGCTTCCACTTCCATTACTAGGACCATTAACTGTAAATTTATCTCCAGCTTTGACGCTAGCCGTTATTGGAAGTGTCCAACTGAATGACTGAATTGTATAATTACCACTAATATATGAGCCAACGGTCGGAACAGTTCCAGCTTGTAGGGCACTACTAACAGTGCTAGTAGTAGTGCCACGTAAAGCCATACCATTACCAAGCATCGATAACATTGATGGTAATGGAGATTTTGGATACACAAAAGATTGAATAGTTTCAAAACTTGTCGGATCTAATAAAGCACTCTCAGTGTTAGCATCGAATTGTAATTTAATTCGTTCTAATCCAGGATTTGATGATCTAATAACGTGCGGAGAATATAATGTTGCACTTGTAACTACAAATCCAGCTTGTAAATTGTTAAATGCGGTGGGAGTGCTTGCTCCATCAAGATATATTGAATTACTCAAATCAAAATTAAGTCTTGTAGTTATATCGAATGGTGGAGATGGCCCAGGAGCACCACCACAATTATAGTATGGGTCACTTATCACGCTAGAGTCAGATGCACCAGGTTGGAACACTCCTAGAGTAGTACCTTGACATAATGACCATTGATTCGGAGTCCCAACACTATATGGTCTTAACTGATAAGTTCCCATCTAATCAACCTCCATAATCAGCTCCTATAATAACATCGTTAGTATTTTGTATTGCAACCGTATTAACACCACTCAGAAATGACCATGGTGTCCATCTAATATTTTTAGAATCAAATCCATTTTGATAATCACCGACTAAAAGAATTTTATTCGGAATGATACAATAAAGTTTCTTATTAATCGGATTGTTAACTACCTGAATCTGACCATATTTATTTCTATCTAGGTTTCTCCAATAATTATCAATCTTCCAACCTAATTCTGGTACTGCATATCGTCCATTAAATGTATTAAGTCCCTGATATGTAGCAACAATTAAAGAATCTACATTTACACCACCAGAATCTAGAACAGTTGCAATTCCATGAGGACAAGTTCCTATAGAATTATCAACAGGGATAAAAGGCCAAGATGATGGGTCACCGCCATTATCATCAAAAGAAACAGTTCTGGATCTCTTAAAAACGTAAAGAACATCTCTCATTTCCTGAAGATTTGAAATAGGATTACCATCAAGAGGAACTGTTATTAATCCAACAATATTATCGATTGCTTCTGGTTCACCAGGTTGACTCACTAATATCAGTGAAATATCTGTATTATCAGCCGCTAAGCACAACCTATTATGGTATAATCCTAGAACGGCTCCGGCTGGAATTGTCGTGTAATTTCTTATTAAATGACTAGCATCACTTAGTAAATCTGAGTCATAAAATGATATATTATTTAAAGCTGTAGTAGTGTTATCGTTAATTACAGCATTTGGGACATAAAAGAATTGGTATCCACTTAAATTTCCATTAAATGTAGGAATAGTTTTAGTAGCTACTAGCAACCTTTTAACAACATTAGAACTACCACTTGTAGGAACACCACCAAAACTGACTGAACTTCCAGAAGACGTCGCAAAACTTGTTAAAATTGATGGAGGAGCATTATATCCAGATGATGTTTGCGAAACAAATCCAAATACTTTAAATCCAGCATCAGTATGTCCAGCAGCTCCATTAGCTATTGTCATAGTTCCAGACATGCCACTTCCGGCAGCATTTCTAGCGCTAGTCCCATCACCGGCATACACTTGTAAATTTTGTCCACTCATTCCCGATTGTAAAGTCAATGCACCATTTGAATAATCAGTAAATGGACTTATATAGCCTCTACCTGCATACGGGATGAACGCGAAATCTGTCATTCCAGCAATAGTTAATATTGGTCCATAAACGGTTGATGAATTAACCACATGATATATATTTCCATTTCCAGAGCTATCAACAGTTAATACAATTAGTGTATTAGCTGTTTGTGTAGGATAATTATAGATTCTCTTAACATTAGAGAGAGGAATAGATACGTTCTGACTGATTCCAATTCCAGGTCTTGTTCTAATTGATGATTCACCAATAAAATCTATGTTACGACTAGCAGAGAAATGATCTATCGGACAAGTATCATCACTTCCCCTTTTCCAAAGGCCATTAAAAGCCGGAATTGCTATTCCCTGATGTCCACGGACTGTCATTTGTTTTTAGTAGCTTGCTCCACGATGTTTGAATGAATGACGAAATGGTCGCCGTCTAGTAGTAATAGATTGCATTCCTCGAATTGGAACACCTAATGACCTTGATAAAGCGCTCATTGTTAATGAGTCTAATGCAACGGCTCTTTCTGGATTTTCAGCAATAAACATTGCGCACAAAGCGGCTGTTTTATATTCCAAGTATGTCTTAATATTAGTGAATGATGGCAAACTCACTCCAACATTTCCAATTAGAATTGGAGTAGCAAATATAGAGGCAGTATAATCTATTTTTAAATCATTATTGGCATTAGCTGCTATGAGATTGACCTGTTCATTTAGCCATGCCCAAATAAGAAACATAGAGATTGTAGTTCCATCCTCTAAGTAATGAGGAAGAAAATCTTTCTTTAACATTGGAGTCCATTGATTGAGCCCTGATGTGGACTCCCATAACTGTTGAATTTCTATTAAATCCGATGGCAAAGATGGAGTTGTACTAAATCCAAGAATATTATTTCCGGCAATCATTGTTATTGGTGGAGAGCTTGTCTTATTCGTTACTGGAATGCCATTTAATTCATATATTTCCTGTAATTCATCAAGAGCTAAATTAAGATATGGCAAGCAGATAGCATTAGTGTATTGAGTCTGAGCAGAATCATTCATTAGCACTGCAACGGTCGAAATAATATCAGATGGAGCCGGCATCACCAATCCATTTTCTTGCCACCATAAAATATCATTAATGATGATACAACATGTCCTATAGCATTTACTAAATAAGACGGGCTGTATAATGCACTCCAGCAATTACATGACTTCACTGGACCAGATGCGTCAGCAGCCATACTAATGATTATTACACAAAATCCTCCCAGAGCGAGAGCTACTCCATTATTATTTCTATCAATTCTAGACTGAGGTATTAATTCCATTTACTTGCAAAGTAAATATCAAATCTGTCAAATATGAACCAAATAACTAGAAGAATAAATATCCCCCATTCTGGGACATAGCTCTGTTGTAGCCAGTGTAACATTACACTGCAAACTTAATATCTTTAGCCGCTGGATGTGATGGATCGATTGCTCTACAACTTTGACAGATGGGATAACTAGGATTTCTCATAACTCCACAGAATTTACATGGAACTAGTTGAACTATATGGAAATCTTTTAGCCAAGGTTTATCATTCAAGTTCAATGACCTAGCGGCTATTCTCATTTCATCCCAAATAACAAGAGGATTACCATTCGAACGAGCCCAGAGCGAATCGGCTGATTTTACTAAAACTCTGAACCAGTTATCTTGTTTCTCTTTGACCATTTCTAACATAATTTTATATTTCGTTTTGATATCCATTATAGTTTGCTCACCTAGTACAAAAAATAATCCAGGCATAGAATCACCCATGTTACAATTAAACATACCATTACAATAATCTTTAACTAAAGATTCAGCAACCTGAATACTACTTACTGGAATTTCTAATATCGGCCTTTCAACATCTGTATCACTCCACCAAGAACTTCCTCCTACAATTAGAATACTAGGTTTTTCGTACAAACCAGCATCAATGTGAAACTTTCCAGGTACAATCGTAATTTTATCATCATCAATTGCTTTTGGGAAAATTGATACAATCGTAGACTTATCTAAAGGATTTTTTGGCGATCGAATATATCTTCTCTTACTATTCGAGACATTACTAAACTCTAGTTGACTCCTATCAGGAGCTAAAACAGGAAGTCCGACCCCATCAGTCATTCAAAACACCTCAATTTATTGTTTTTGTAAATCCTACGCCAGAACCGTAGGCTAATGCATCTCCAATTTCAGTCTCATTACCAAATAACTCATCTTCAACTCTTTTAACTCTAGCTAAATATTCTTCTTTAGTCTCGTTCTTGTCTTTGTATTTGATAAATGAGGTTTGGCTCATAATAGCATATAAATTATCAATTACGAATTTACATCCTTCAAAGAATGGAGGAAGATAGCTTCCATTTTTATCTTGAAATACCCAAAGAGGCTCGTATGATACTTTAGTCACTAAATCAGTCTCTCCAATAACTGGAATTAACCTCTCTAAAATATATTTCTCTCTAACCCACTGTTTATATTTTGGCAATAAACGAACCTCAGGAAAAATCAATTGAAATCCTTCATCAGAATAATCTGTCAATCTTTTTTCATATTGATCTTCGGAAAATATGACTCTGAATTTTGGCGATTTACCAAAATTGGTTCCATACATACTTAGAAGTTTTTCATTAATGCTTTCGATTGATTCTCGAAGTTCCATAAATCCTCAAAAAGTGAGCTGTCTCCATTTCTGAAGACAGCCCACAGAGCTAATTTTTATTTCTCAGCAAAACCCATCTGGACTTCTAGTGTAATACCAGCAGTAAACGTGCCTGACCAAATATTTAATAGATATGAGCTACCTGGAAGCAATACAACTACAGGAGCTTGATGGATAAAATGCATAGCGGTAGCAACGTTAGGTGAAGGAGCAGCGACAGATGAACCATATTGAAATTCGTAGGTATCTCCAACAATATCAGCAGAACCTTGACGGAACCAATCATTTCCCAATGCTCTTACGTTAGCAGTTGCAGCAGTGGCAGTAACGGCTCCCCAAGTGGCCTGGACAGATGACTTAACGTTGGAAAGAATGTTTGAGTTGTTAATAGTTAGCTGTGTGCCTCCAGAGCTAAACCTATTTCCCTGATCTACCTGATGAGTAAAGTTCTTAGTAGCAGCGCCACCCCCAACTACTGTACTCATCAATCTCAAATATAGAAGATATACGTTTAGCAGTCCACCGTTATATACAACCAATGCAGGAGTAGTAGCAACTAAAGTTGTAGGGTTACCAGTAACAATACCAGTACCAGGGGTAGGAGTACTAGCTACATAATAGTTTGCAGAATCTCCAATCTGCAAATCTCGGCCAGTAACTCCAAGTACGACTGACTGAATACCAGATGACAGAGGCATTGTTTTTCTCCATTTTCCGGCTGGTTAGAATTAACCAACCATCTCCATTCCTTATGATGGAGACAGAAAAGCCTAACGCTCCACTTTATTTTTTGTTAACTTTTAGCAATAGACTCTAGTAAAGAATCATTAGTTGCAATAATTTCTGAAATTGCATATTTCATTTCAGCAATTATTCTCCATTTTTTATGGCAGATATTACATTCTACTAACTCACCGTCTCTTACAATTATAATACTCTTTACACATGAACAAAAAAATGTAATAACAGATACTACTCCTATTGGAGAAGGTTTGCCAAGTGTAGAAATATTTGCTGCTAACATATCTTATCCTTTATGAGAATTATGAGAATAAACAAGCATTTTGGTCCGTGACTTGCCATCTTCCATTACGTGCCATTAAATCTACTGACCCTCCGGCAAAGACTGAAAACGTAATAGCATTAATAGCGGAAGTCCCAGTATTCAATAATCCTGGAGTAACGATAGTATGTGCAAACGGGGTAGTTGAAGTAAATTTAAGTCTAATACCATCATCAATTACTGGAGTTGGAGCCGCCAACGTACCAGAATAGACTCCAGATTTATTAATATCATACGTATGAGGAGTATGTGGATTGATTGGTCCATTAAGATTAAGAACAGTAATTGCATCTGGAGCAGACCCTGCAAATCCAGTCTCCCAATTACCCAAAATTGAACAATAAAATGTTGTAATGGTATTCACGCCTACAGTAATACCAGTTGCAGCGGGAGCACCATTAATAATATCACCAGCAGAGGTTAATGGATTAAAATTAATCCCATAAACTTGTAAAGGATTGACACCTCTATTATCAATAGTTACAAATTCTCCAGGAGTAGCGGCTGGCATAGCAACACCAGTCCCAGGAGATACGTTAGTAACTCTATTAAACATAGTTGTTAACTGAGTAGCAGTAAACTGGTTACTTCCTAAGGCAGTAACTAATGGAGAAAATGATTGAGTTAATAGCCCAGTGAGACGAGAGAAACCAGTAGCTTGATCAGCAGTATACCATCCACCAGGCTGATTTGGAAGTTTTGTACTAGCTAAAATTAAAAATGAATCTTGCATCTGTGTAATACCTGTACCTCCAGCTATGTCATTAATAGTATCACCACTAGTAGGATTTCCATAAATTTGGATTTGACCACCACTATGATTGATAATCATTAAATCTAATCCACCAACGGCTGGTGGTAATGTTATTCCAGCACCAGTAACACCTGTATTAGAAGTTACACGAACTATAGCTCCTGTTACTGGAAATGCTGAATTTTGAGAATTTCCAATAGCAGGTACGCTTTCATTGAATAATTCAGCAAATAAGCCAGTTTGAACAAAAGGTAAATATTGAACTACTCCACCAGATAATGACGAAATCTCCCTACTCCAATTGACATTTAATATCGTTCCATTATTAATGTATAAATTAGGAGTAACAAAGTCAATTAATAATGCTCCTGGACCAGCCTGACCAACATAGCTTCCGGAAGTCCCATTTGTGGGCGGTCCTGGATTTGTTAAGATAGGAGTATTGCTATTGATTAGAGCACGAAGCATCGCCCATATACTTACAGGAGTAAATGGGCTCTGTCCAACGCCAGGATCTTGAGTTGTGACCATCTTTTTCTCCAGTTCTCTTAAAGAACCATCACAATGACAGAGAAAAACGAGAGTGCAATAATTTCTTATTGCACTCTCATGTTAATTAGCTAGTCTTCAAAACTCCTGCCCAATATAGTTGCGTAGTCGGATCAAATATACAAACTACCGGAATATTTTGAGTAGGAGTTATCGAAGTTTTAAATTGTCCAACGCCAGTTCCGGCTGGAATTACTCCTGGAGAAACATTGGTAAATACTAAAATCAATATATGAGCACCAGTTACAGGTGGGTTAATAGTAGATAATGCTACAGTTCCACTAACAAATGTTAGGAGGTTAACTAATGATAGAGTAGCTGCACTAGCAACAGTAGGAGGAGTAGGTTGTTCATTACTTTGTACTGTAGAGAGATTTTGAAAGAGTACATCTGCCATTTTAGTATCTCCTTTTAATATCCACTTGGGATAGCTAAATTATCAATATATGCAGTTCCAGCAGGATTAAGTACAAATGTTTGAAATCCTACAACCATATAGAATATATCAGCAGCGGCAACTCCACCACTAGCACCTCTTAATTCAAATATTTTTCGACCATCACTTGTATAAAATCCTATTGGAAGAATTTCGGCACGTCCCCATACAGAACTTACAACAAAATCAATACGTGTCTTGTTCCAATTAAAATGTTGTTTAATTGGTGCACCAGCAAGCTGCATATTATCACCAAAGTATAGATTAAGAGATTCGTCTCTAGGTGCTTTATGAATGATAGAAATTAACTGACCAATTTCTTCATAAGCCTGAGCTTGACAAGGATGCGTCCATGCTTCAGGATCGAAATTATTATCAATACCCATTCTATTACCAATCTTATTTATAGCTAATCTAGGCAACGGAAGTGTTAATGCACTATTACTAGCATTAACTCGATTTGATCGAATCTCTGGTGTAACAGATCTATCATATCCAAGCCAAGTTCCAGTAGAAGCATTATTATGATGATACAGAGTACCATATATTCCAGGTAGAGCAGTAGGATTAGATAGTCCATCAACAACTAAGACATCCGTAGCTATAGCACCAGGGATGGATGGAGTTACGGAAACTGACTTGTTCTCAACATCCCATGTAGTAATTGGGCTCTTACCTCTAAAGATTGTAAGAGTCGTATCATATACTTGAACCATCTGATCAAATCTAACTAATCTAGCGCCGAAAGCGGCATCCATTGTATAAGTATCTACACCAGCAGTAGTAGATACAGCGTTAATAGTTCCTACTTGACCAGTTCCGCTACCCTGTAGTTGAGCATCTATCTGCCTCTTAATTTCTACTGTTGCTCCAGCAGCTAATCTCCTTACTACATTAATTACTGCTTTACGTCTATCATCAGTAGACCATTGAGTTAGTTTAGTATATTCAATATTTTCTGATAGAAATACAGGACGTAGAACGGCTTTGTCCCAAGTAGGACCGCCACCTCTGCCAAGATCTCCGCCATCAGGATTAAAATATTGAAATCTTCCACCAGGTCTAATTTCCATTGGGGCACGCATTTCACGATACGAAACTATTTCAACATCACGTTTCTTAATATGCGCAAAAAATGTGTCGTCAGATTCAAATATGGTAGTTACCTTAGGAAGAACTCTTTCAAGTTCCGTTCCGGCAACTACAGATTCAATTACAGTTCCAGCCATCTAGCCAACCTTTCTAATCTCTCATAAAGAATTCTGATACTGACTCTCCTTTACGTCTCTCATTTTTACCTTTTGATTGGCTAGGTTTGCCAGTTGGAATTGATTTCCTCACATGAGGAGTTTCTTCTTCTCTCTCTTCTTCATCAGTTTCTCGTGTACGAGAATCATTCTTATTATCTTTTAGAGCTTCAGCTCTAGCTTTTAAGATTGCCTGTTTGAGATTTGACTTAGCTTTTGAAAGATAATAAGATTCAATTTTTCTTTGAGAATCCATTGAGAATTTAGAGTCAAAAGATGATCGCCATAAACGATCAAGATTATTCGTTATGGACTCATCACCTGCTAATGCTTCACCTAGATATTTCATAGCATCATTAACCGCATTCTTCTTAACATAGGATGACATAGCATTCTTTGGATCGATATATTCAGAAATTGTAGCTCTCAACTTATTATCAACTCTCATCTGCATTTCATCACGTGTGCTCTCGAATCTTTCTCTTACAAATGATAAGCGTTCATTTTCAATTTCACGCTTAACATTATCAGTCTCTTCAGATTTTTCTATTATTCGAGTAGGTGGTGTAAATTTAGCCGTTCCAAACACGAACTGATTGACGAGCAGAGCGGCTTGCTTTAAATCTTCATTGTCAGTACTATTAGCTTCCTGAATCATTTCCATAATTAATCTTTTGTTTAAATTTCCGGTAACATGCCAATAAGCATCCTTATCAACCTTAGCTAAAGTTGAAAGATAATCATCAACAATGAGATTGAAAGCTTTATCATCAGTCTCCTTCACTTCACGTAGAATACGCTCAGTGTTTCCAGATAAAAGCTCAGACTCAAATTCATTAAAGATATCTGCCTTCTCAGCAATTTCTTTAGCGTCATCAAATGAACCGAATAACTCAGTGTATTGTTTATCCCTGTAAAGCATCTTCTCAAGAAATGGAAATTTCTTAAAGACATCTGGATACTCTTTAAGAATTTCTTTTTTTCTAGGAGGAGCATCTATCTCCAAGTCTTCTTCTTCATCTCTCAAATCAAACTTTTCAATTTCTTCTTCAGGCTCAATTAATTCAAGTTCGTCATCTTTTCTTTCTTCAGATTCTTCTTTTTTTTCAGGTTTAACAGATATTTCTGG